GAGAAGTAGGGGTTCGATTCCCCCACAACGGCACATTTATTCCCTTATAAATAATGGTAGAACAATAAAACTTCTACCTTATGACTAAGGAAACCAGAACCTATGCTGATCGTAGAGAAGCAAATAAAGCAAGTGTCATTAAAAGACGCAAGCAAAACAAACTTCTTCTAGTAGAATATAAAGGTGGTAAGTGTGAAAGATGTGGTTACAATAAATGCATTTCTGCATTAGAGTTTCATCATCTTGATCCCACTACCAAAGAAACAAAAAATCTTGGAACCACCGCTGCCATAGAAAAACAAAAAGCAGAAGCAGATAAATGTATTCTTGTGTGTGCTAATTGCCATAGAGAAATACATCACGAACAACATAATGGGGTGTAGCTCAGCGGTAGTAGCGGGATGCTGTTAACATCTAGGTCGCAGGTTCGATCCCTGCCGCCCCAGTTGGAAGGACTTTGGTTCTTCTAAACTACGTTCTGGGTGGAATTCCCAGCAGTTCTTAGGGACTGTCTTTTGTAGGTTCGATACCTACATCTTCCTTATGGGAGGTAAGAGAGGCTATTAGAAACGTTTTATTCACTGCCCTCTAATGCAGTGAAACTTGCAGGAAGTGTCTCCTGCGGGTGACGGGCACTCGTTACCCATTTGCCCTTGTAGCTCAGTGGTAGAGCAGCGGTTTTGTAAACCGCTGGTCGCAAGTTCGAATCTTGTCGGGGGCTTGACATAATACTCTTTATGTCTTATACTTTCTTTTGTGTGAAGGAAGTGTGCATGGAGGAGAAATCCTCCATCATTTGCGGAGTTAATTCAGTGGTAGAATGGCTGCCTTCCAAGCAGTTCGTCGTCGGTTCGAATCCGATACTCCGCTTTCTTAAAGAAACCTTAGTTGACAGAAGAACAAAACTATACTATGATAATCCTCGAACTTAAGTTTTGCTTAAGATTCTCTAAATAACCTTGCATAATTGGTGCCCCAACTACTCGCACCAATTATGTGACCCATATACAAAGGGTTTAAATAACCCTGAAGTACCATGTCGTTTAGTACTAAAAACAAATCTTTATGAAACTCAAACAACTGATGCTTGCACCTGTTGCTCTGGGAATGGTTGCTCCTGTTGCTGCGAATGCCGCAGACCTTAATATGGCAGCAGTCAACCAGTACTCTTCCACTGAGCAGGTTACAAGTGTCTCACAACTTTCTGATGTGCAACCCACTGATTGGGCATATCAGGCACTCAGCAACCTTGTAGAGCGTTATGGTTGCGTTGCTGGTTACCCCAACGGCACTTTTGCTGGTGGTAAGGCAATGTCCCGTTATGAGGCAGCAGCACTTCTGAATGCTTGCCTTGACCGTGTGACTGAAGTTACTGATGAACTGAAGCGTCTTGCTAACGAGTTCTCTGATGAACTTGCCGTGATTCGTGGTCGTGTATCTACTCTGGAAGCAAAAGTGGGTGCTCTGGAAGCAACCCGTTTCTCTACTACCACTAAACTGAAAGGTGAAGTAAACTTTGTTCTTGGTGGTGTAGATAATGCTTGGACTCCTGGTACTTCCAAGGCTCCTGCTAGCACGAATGTTGGTAACACTGCATTCAACTACGATCTCCGTCTGAACTTTGATACTTCGTTCACTGGTAAAGACCTGCTCCGCACTCGTCTGCGTTCGGGTAACTTCTCCAGTCAACCCTTCGGTTCATCTTCTTCCCTGTTCAAACTGGATAAGGCAGAGAGCACTGCAAACGCAGTTACTCTTGACCGCCTTTACTACCAGTTCCCTGCACTTGCTAAGGGTGTAACTCTGACTGCTGGTGCTCTGGTTCGCAACACTGAGATGACTTGGGTTCCTACCGCATATAAGTCTGAAATCCTTGATTTCTTCCAACTTGCTGGTGCTCCTGGTGTTTATAACAAAGCAACTGGTGCTGGTTTCGGTGCTCAGTGGGCACAACCTACCAAGAAAGGTAAAGGTGGTTTCGTTGCTGGTGTGAACTATGTTGCTCAAAATGGTGGTGATTCCACCAAAGGTGAGTTCAACGAATCTGGTGCTCTGAATACTCTGGCGCAAATTGGTTATCGTGCTCCTCAGTGGGGTGCTGCATTCGGTTACCGTTATGGTACTGAAGGTACTCGTGTTCGTACTTTCAACGCACTTGCTGGTAAGTCTGGTGCCCTTGCTCCTGGACAAACCTCTAATGGTTATGCCCTGAGTGCTTATTGGCAACCCAAGACTTCTGGTATCATTCCTTCTGTGAGTGCTGGTTATGGTTGGAACACCGTAAGTCTGGATGCAGCAGGTCAGGCAACTCCTGCTGGTGCTACCGATTCACAGACTTGGTATGCTGGTCTCCAGTGGTCTAATGTGTTTGCTAAGGGTAACTCTGCTGGTTTCGCCATCGGTCAACCTGGTAACGCGGAAGGACTGGATAAGGATGCAACGATGTGGGAAGTCTTCTACAAGTATAAGGTGTCCGACAATATCACTGTAACTCCTGCAGTGTTCTATGCCTCTAACAATCAGGCATTTGCTGGTGCATCTTCCAACTATGGTGGTGTGATTCAGACGAAGTTTACGTTCTGATAATTCCTACATAGTGTAAATTGGGGGTTGACAAGACCCCCTTTTTAGTGTATTATAGATAACGAGTTAGGAGGTTTATGTCTCTTATTTCCCAACGTGATAGAGAAGTCGCTATTGCAGCACTTGAAAAGTATGCTGCTGATGTAGCAACAACTGAGTATTATCTTGGAGAACCACATCATTCTTCTATGGAAGTCAATGCTCTTCTAAACTGGATTAAACTAGAATATCAGAAGAATGAAAATTAATCTTTGGTATTGCTCTGATATGAAACAGTGGCGTTGGACTTTAACCGATGATCATCGCCCAGTCGTTAGGCAGGAGTCGGGTCAACGGGAAAATCTACGGGATGCTATGAATGATGTAGCAAATACCGTAGAATATATGATGACCAAGATTTAATTTCTTGGGCGATTAACTCAGCGGTTAGAGTGTCTGCTTTACACGCAGAAAGTCCGCAGTTCGAATCTGCGATTGCCCATTATAAATACCTAAAAAATATGGTATAATGGAAAAACTATATAAAATACTTTCTGATACTCAAGCAAGTCTTTTTGTACTTTTCCAAAAGACTTGGGTATATCATTGGCATATTACTGGACCTGATTTCTATCAAGTTCATACAATGTTTGGTGAGCAATATACTGCACTCTTTGAAGAGATTGATAGAATCTCCGAGCATATGAGATTTCTTGGTGCTAAACCAGTTAGTGCTCTCTCAAGAGTTGCAGAAGTATCCAGAGTATCAGAAGCAAAAAGTGGTCTCTCTGAAATGGAGATGATTAAAGATCTCTTGAAATGTCATACTACAATAATTGAAATGTTTGGAGAAGCAGCAAAGATCGCAGAAGAACTTAATTCAAGAGGTACAACAAATTTACTTGATGATCTCAATGAGGCACACGGAAAGTTTGTTTGGTTTTTGAGATCATTTACTGAATAAAAATTAAACTTATAATACAATGGAAAACTTAAGAATCAGATGCCGCTCCTGTGGTAGGGAGTTAGAAGGGTATCATAGTAAAACTGTAACATGTGGTTGTCCAAATATGGCGACTATTCGTGGTGATAAGATCTCAGCAGTTGACTTATCTAATGTTGTTATGCTAAACTCTTATCATACAAAAACAAAATCTAGTGTTCTTACCAATGAAGATATTCAGTGGCAAGAAGCACGTCGTCAACGTAAAGTTAAACGATTAGATTTTGAAGTCCGTTGAGGACTTATTTGGAGAGAGTCCGGTTGGTCGAGGACACCGCCTTGAAAGCGGCTGGGTTTAAAAGCTTCGCAGGTTCGATTCCTGTTCTCTCCGTTTAGAAATATTACAAAATTTTAGATTCTCTTAATCTATATTTTTGTATCAACACAAACTTGACAGTTTAAAAATACTCACTAGTATAACTAGTAGTATTCAACCTTAAACCTTATGGATCAGCACACCTACGACAATTGGGTGAAGATCAAGGAAACTTTTGAAGCCTCTGGGAACACAGATAATATGTTCTACAAGAGAGCAGTTGAAATAGTCAAAACGAGGAGAGATCCTCTTGCGAAGTTTCTTGGAGATGAGAAATGATGGAACCTTTTGATGATGATTATGTAACCCGTTCCGAAGTTAAGGAGATGATCGATGCAGCAATACGACGACACAACCGTAATGCTAGCATCATTAGTATGTGCGTCGGTTGGGTGGTTCTTGCTTTATTTGCTGAGGGACTTTTAAGGTTGATTGGAGTTATCCCACCATTGCTTCCATGGCTCAACATTACTCTGAAATAATTGGCATTGCTTTTCTGTTGGTGTTTGCTGCCACGATGTTTTATCAAGGCACTTGTATTATGCGTGGACGGCGTGGTTATTCTTTGAGGGATTATCTCAAACAAGATAGTACTAATATGCGTAAAAGAGTGGAGGAACTATTAAAGGACAAATGATAGTTTTAACAGACAAAGACCTACAAGAACTTCAAGAAAGAGTTTTACAGCAAAAGTTAGATGAACTATTTGAAGAACCATCAACTTATGAGGATGATGATGAATACTAATTTACTTTTTAGCGCATTAACTATTTTTGGTACGATTGGATTTTTTGTTGTATGGGGACTTAACAACGCATATCCACAATAGGAGAATATATGAAAGTAGGATTAATTGGACTTGGAAGAATGGGCGAAGGTATGTCTCGCCGTATGATGAAAGCAGGTATAGAAGTTTGGGGATACAGAAGAAATTATGAAAAGGCACAAGAAGCATATGAAAACGGATATGTTAATGGTGTTACAACTTCTATACAAAGCCTTGTTCAAATAGTAAAAGATGGAAAACAACCAGGTATCTTCCAAATGGTTGTTCCTGCAGAAACAGTAGAGGAGACAATCAATGAGTTACTACGATATTGTGGTGAAGGAGATATTATTATTGATCATGGCAATAGCAATTTTAAAGACAGTCGGAAAAGAGCAGAACGCCTGGCAAAACTTGGTATCCAATATATTGATTGTGGCACTAGCGGTGGTGTTTATGGTTTGGATCGTGGATACTGTCTTATGGTTGGTGGCGGAAATACTGCGGTCGCCACTTGTGCAAGGATTTTTGATGCCCTCGCTCCAGGAATCACCGCTGCCCCGAGGACTCAGTTTGACTCGGACGTAACCTCTGCGGAGTTTGGTTGGTTGCATTGTGGTGGCCCTGGTGCAGGACACTTTGTAAAAATGGTTCACAATGGAATTGAATATGGCATTATGCAGGCATATGCAGAAGGATTCAATATTTTGAAGAACGCTAATCTAGGTGCTCAGTATGTCAGAGAAGGAGACGCAGAAGTTGCACCAATGGCAGACCCAGAATCCTATTGCTACGATATTGATGTTGCTGAGGTTGCTGAGTTATGGCGTCGTGGTAGCGTGGTTGGTAGTTGGTTACTTGATCTTACTGCTGATGTGCTACGCAGGGATGGTAGCCTTAAACGCTTCTCTGGTGGAGTTTCCGATAGCGGTGAGGGTCGTTGGACTGTTTCTGCCGCTGTGGATTTGGGGGTTCCCGCTCCTGTCATTACTACTGCCCTATTTGAAAGATTTAACTCACGCAATCTCGGATCATTCGGAGCAAAAATCTTGAACGGGATGCGTTATATGTTTGGTGGTCATCACGTTAGATAAAGGAGATTTACAATGGAACGTTTTAAAGATTTATCGGAGTATGAACTGAAACTACTTGCAGATGCTGTTTGGATAAGACAAAGACATTTTATTGCAGGAGATAGAAAGTTTAAAGAGTATGGAGCACTACTTGATGAGATTCAACAAATAGTAGATTATAAACCAGGAATGTTTTTATAATGTTATTAGCAAAAGCACTTCTATTCGTTTCAATCCCGTTTGTTTTATCAACACTCTACTTCGGAACACGAGGAGGATATTATGACTCCAAAGATTATAAGGGAAATGGGACCGCACATTAAACAAAAATATCACTTTGCAGCCTCTGCATTTGTAAGAATGTGGGGGCACAAATCATTGAATGATCATAAGATTGTAGATTTTTGTATTGAATGGGCACAAAGAGAAGAGAATGCTCCATTAGATAATTGGATTGTTGATCAGTATTTTTATTATGAGTTTAAAACTTGGAGAGGATATTGATGTTACATTTTTCAAGGTGGGTATTAGAAACTCCTTTTACTTTGGGAATTATTTGTTATCTTTTGATTGTTCCACCGATTATGGGTATCTGGGCAATTCATAAATACAACTGGCAGCACTGGGAACCGCTTGACAAAAAACATAAATAATGGTAGATAAACTTATTCTACCAAAATGAGAACGCATAAATGTGGGCATTGTGGAGAAACCGACCCATCTAAATTTTATGGACATAAAAAATCAGTATGTGGTGCCTGCCATAACAAATATAGATTAGAGTTGGGGCAGAAAAAAAGAAGTTTTATTATAGAAGAAATGGGAGGTAAATGTGTTTCTTGTGGATATGATAAATATTCATCAGCACTTCAAGTTCATCACTTAGACCCTTCTCAAAAAGATGCTAAATTTCATGGGATTCGTGGATGGAGTCACGAACGCATTCTTGACGAAATAAAGGGATGTGTGCTATTATGTGCTTGTTGCCACGCAGCAGTTCATTCTGGTGAGTTGGAACTACGGAGTATCGCCTAACTTGGTCATGGCACCTGCTTTGGGAGCAGGAATAATTTCGGTTCAAATCCGAATACTCCGATTGCCAGTTACTTCACTGGCACACTTGACACAAAAGTCTCAAACCCTTATAATACTAAGGTCAACATTCAAAACAATGTCTCTGATTCAAAAGTTCAAAAAAGATGTTAGCACTCTTCGTCTTGCTGCTAACGGGGAAATCTACCTTGACGTAAAGAGTCCGAAACTTTATAAAAAGGTGCGCCGCTTCTACGAAAATGAAGGAGTAGTATTTTCTGGTGACCCCCTTGACGACTACGAAATGCTTATGGAGTATGTCGCCAGCGATCTTGAGGCAGTTGAAGCGTGAAACCCAAAGTTCTTCTGGAGCGTGGAGAATACCGTTTTGTAGAAGCAGGTATTATTGAACTCAACGGTAAACCCGATTACCGTATGCAAAAGCAAAATTACTATACCAAACGCTGGAATGACATTTATCTTTTTGATAATGGTCTACAATGCTCTACTGCAATGGAAGATTTCAACTATGCGCTTTGGTTAGATCCAGATAGAGTTCCTTGTTATGTAAAAGATGACGAAGAAGACACGGATGGTCTATAACAGCACTGGTCGGTGATGAAAACCCCTTATGTCTAAAACAAGTGTCCTGAGGTATCTTGGGAACCTTCTCCTTCTACTTGGTTATCAAGTTATGTTGTGGGGAGATTTTAAAAGTGGTTTGATGATAAAGTTTGTTGGGGGATTACTCGGCATTCCTTTTGCTATCAAACTTAAACTTTGGGACGTGTTATTTCTAATAGCATTTTTTGGTATTACTGAGATATCAAAGTTAACCCAACTTTACATTAGTCCTGGAACGACTTAAAACTTATACTGGTGGAGTCAAATATGACCCTATTTGAGTTTACGGCATCTCTAAAATGACGTTGGTGCGGATGGGACTCTCTCCCGCCTGGTTTCCAATTTCCAGTCAAAGAATTGGTGGCGAGCCTGAGCACATAAAGGTGGGTTGCATAAACCCACCTTTTTTAGTATAATGATAAAAAAGTATATTCGTATGAAAATCGGATTTAATTGTAGTTGTTTTGATCTTTTTCATGCTGGACATGTTACAATGCTCAAAATGGAAAAGGAAATGTGCGATTATTTAAAAGTAGCACTTCAAGTTGATCCTACTATAGATAGACCTGGTTTAAAAAATAAACCAGTACAGTCTATCTACGAAAGATATGCTCAGGTACAGGCGTGTAAATATGTGGATGAAATTCTTGTTTACGATACTGAAGCAGATCTCTTAAATCTTATCAAGACTCAAACTTTTCACATTCGTTTTTTGAGTGAAGAATATAGAGATGTTGAAGTTACTGGAAAACAATACTGCATTGATAATGGTATAGAAATTCATTATCATATGAGAAGACATCAATATTCAACTACAGAACTTAGAAATAGAGTTTATGATCTTGAGAATGCTAAAAGAGAAGAAAAAAATATAAAAGATATTCAACAATATTCTCCAGAACTTCTAGAAAGGTACGGTCAAAAATGACTATATTAGTTACAGGTGGTGCAGGATTTATAGGCAGTAATTTTCTTCATCATCTTATTAAATGTACAACAGAAGAAATTATTTGTATTGATAATTTAACTTATGCTGCCGATTGGCATAATATTCCAGATCCTGTTAAATTATACACTACGGATATTGCAGATAAACATAGTTGTGAGTTTGTGTTTAAAAAATATAAACCTTCAACTGTCTTTCATTTTGCCGCAGAAAGTCATGTAGATAATTCAATAGAAGATTGCTCACCATTTATTCACGCCAATATTAGTGGAACTGTTAATCTATTGAATCTTGCTTTGAAATATGAAGTTGGAAAGTTCATTCATATTTCCACCGATGAAGTTTATGGATCAATTGAAGAAGGATACTTCACAGAAAATTCTAACTATTCTCCTAGAAATCCATACTCAGCATCAAAGGCAGCAAGTGATCATTTTGTAATGGCATATCACAACACTTATGGTTTGTCTACAATAATTACAAATTGTTCAAATAACTATGGTCCTAGACAATATCAAGAAAAAATGATTCCTAAAGCTATAACTAATCTGCTGTCTGGTAAAAAGGTTCCTGTCTATGGTGATGGGCAACAAATTCGTGATTGGTTATATGTCCAGGATCATTGTGAAGCATTGATTGAAGTATGGTTAAAGGGGAAAGAGGGGCAAAAATATAATATAGGTGGAAATTGTGAGATGAAAAATATCGATCTTGTTCGCTCTATATTGAATCATATGAATATGGGGGATGACATGATAGAATATGTAAATGATAGACCTGGACATGATCGTCGTTATTCAACAGATATATCTAAAATTAAAAATCAACTTGGTTGGTCTCCTAGAGTTTCTTTCGAAGATGGTTTAGATAAAACAATTGAGTGGTATAAAAAATTAATTTTAAAATAATGAAAGTTGCTCTAATTACAGGTATTACTGGACAAGATGGATCATATCTTGCTGAATTTCTTTTGGAAAAAGGATATGAAGTTCATGGCATCATTAGACGTTCTTCTATGATCAATACTTATCGTATTGATCATATATTTCAAAATATTAAATTACATTATGGAGATTTAACAGATTCAACTAATATAGTTAGAGTTATTCAAAAAGTTCAACCAGATGAAATTTATAATCTTGGTGCTCAGAGTCACGTCAAAGTATCCTTTGAGATGCCTGAATACACTGCTGATGTGGATGGTATGGGTACTCTTCGGGTTCTTGAAGCAGTGCGTTTATTGGGTATGGAAGATCGTGTTCGCATCTATCAAGCTTCTACAAGCGAACTTTATGGTCTTGTTCAAGAAGTTCCTCAACGTGAAACTACTCCTTTTTATCCCCGCTCTCCTTATGGGGTAGCAAAACTATACGCATACTGGATTACTAAGAACTATCGTGAAGCATATGGAATGTATGCTTGTACAGGTATCCTTTTTAATCACGAATCTCCTAGAAGAGGAGAAACATTTGTAACCCGTAAAATTACTAAAGGATTTAAGGCATTATCTGAAGAAAAACAGACAGTTCTCAAGTTAGGTAACCTTGATGCTAAGCGTGATTGGGGACACGCTAAGGATTATGTTGAAGCAATGTGGATTATGCTACAACAAAAAGAACCAGATGATTATGTGATTGCTACTGGAAAACAATATTCTGTCCGTCAGTTTGTTGAGATGGCAGCACCTTATTTTGGAATGAACATTGAATGGCAGTTCACAGATAAAGGAACTGAGATTGGGATTGATACAAATACGGGACTAGTTCGTATTATGGTAGATCCAAAGTATTTTCGTCCAGCAGAAGTAGATTCTCTTCTTGGAGATTATACAAAAGCAAAACAAAAATTAGGTTGGGAACCTAAAATTTCTTTCGAACAATTAGTTGAGGATATGTGTACTAATGAAAAACAATTCTAGAATTTTAGTTGCCGGTGCTAACGGAATGGTTGGTAGGGCAATTGTCAGAAACCTTGAAGGGAAGGGATATACTAATATCATCAAAGGTACTCGTGATGATGTTGATTTTAGAAATCAAGGTGAAGTTGAGCGTTATTTTTGTTCTGAGGAACCGGAATATGTTTTTCTTGCCGCTGCCAAAGCAGGTGGAATTATGGCAAATAAAACTTATCCTGCCAATTTCATATATGATAATTTGATGATTCAATCAAATATTATCAATACATCTTATAATTTTGGAATAAAAAAACTACTCTTTCTAGGATCTTCTTGCATTTATCCAAAATATCCAAATCTTCCAATTACAGAAGATCAACTTCTTACCGGACCTCTAGAAACGACAAATGATTCTTATGCGATTGCAAAGATTGCTGGAATTAAAATGTGTCAGGCGTATCGGAGACAATATGGATTTAATGCAATCTCACTGATGCCAACCAATCTTTATGGACCTTATGATAACTTTAATTTAGAAACATCTCATGTTCTTCCTGCGATGCTTGCTAAGTTTCATTCTGCTTTAAACCATAGTAAATACTGGGAGGTCAAATTGTGGGGAGATGGATCAGCAATGCGCGAGTTTCTATATGTTGATGATCTTGCCGAAGCATGTTTCATTTGTATGCAAAACTATGAAGGTGAAGAACATATTAATATTGGAACGGGTGAGGATGTAACTATTAAACAATTAGCAGAAACAATTGCTGATATTGTTGGTTATGAACATGATATTAATTGGGACACAACAAAACCAAATGGAACTCCCCGTAAAGTTTTAAATGTAGATAAAATTAAATCTCTTGGTTGGGAACCTCAAGTTGAACTTCGTCAAGGAATCACTCAAACGTATGAGTGGTATAAGAAAAACTTGCTTTGATATGCTATAATATATACTAGGAGATTATTGACTTGTTTATGGCAAATTATATAAAGAGAGCACTTGTTCTTGGTGCAGGTGGCTTTATTGGAAGTCACATGGTAAAAAGACTTAAAAAGGAAGGTTATTGGGTTTGTGGTGTAGATGTAAAAAGACCAGAACATTCTAAAACTGAAGCAGATGAATTTATTCAAGGTGATCTAACAGATCAAAACCTTGTAGAAAAAGTTGTTCAATTTAGAGGATATGGAAATAACTTTTATAAGTTTGTTCCATCAAGATATATTGGAACTTTTGATGAAATCTATCAGTTTGCTGCTGATATGGGTGGAGCAGGGTATATTTTTACAGGTGATCATGATGCAGATGTGATGAATAATTCTGCTACTATTAATTTAAATATTCTTCGTTCAGTCAAAGATTTGAATGAAAGGTTAGGTGTAAATAGAACTAAAATTTTCTTTTCATCATCTGCTTGTATGTATCCAGAGCATATTCAGATGGACGCTGAAAATCCTGGATTAAAAGAAAATGACGCTTATCCTGCTGGACCAGACAGTGAATATGGGTGGGAAAAATTGTTTTCTGAACGTCTTTTCTTTGCTTATAATCGAAATTATGGTATCCCAGTCAGAGTTGCTCGCTACCATAATATTTTTGGTCCAGAAGGAACTTGGAGAGGTGGTAAAGAAAAATCACCAGCAGCAATTTGTCGTAAAGTAGCAGAACTTCCTGTAGAAGGTGGTGAAGTTGAAATTTGGGGAGATGGTGAGCAGACACGCTCATTTCTTTATATTGATGAATGTGTTGAGGCAACCTATCGTCTGGTTCAGTCAGACTTCATGGGTCCAGTCAATATTGGTTCTGAAGAGATGGTAACCATTAATCAACTTGCTGATATTGCTGCAAAGGTAGCAGGTAAGAAAATTACTAAAAAGCATATTGATGGACCTCTTGGAGTTCGTGGTCGTAATTCAAATAATAGTTTGATTCGTGAAAAACTTCAGTGGGATTATTCGATGAGTCTTGAAGAGGGTATCTCAAAAACTTATCATTGGATTAATTCTCAGTTAGAAAACGAAACCTACGTTCCTTTCCATCACCCTGTTTGATATGAAAATTACAGTATTGGGTTCCAGTGGGCAAATCGGTGCTTATCTGACGGAGTATTTGCGTAACAAGGGACATCAAGTTCATGAATTTGATTTGGTGAATACCTCAGATGAAGACATGACAACTATTCCAAATCCTCTTTTGGAAGAAAGAATTTCTGATTCTGACTTTGTATTTTTCCTTGCTTTTGATGTGGGTGGATCACGATATCTGAAAAAGTATCAACATACTTTCCAGTTTATTAATAACAATTGTCGTTTGATGGCAAATGCATTTACTCTTCTCCAGAAATATAATGTGAGATTTGTATTTGCATCGTCTCAAATGAGTAATATGAGTTACTCTCCATATGGTGTTTTGAAAAATGTTGGAGAACTTTATACAAAATCTTTGAACGGACTGATTGTTAAGTTCTGGAATGTCTATGGTATTGAAAAAAATCATGAGAAGGCACATGTTATTACAGACTTCATTCGTAAAGGATTTGAAACTGGTGTAATTGATATGCTTACTGATGGTGAAGAACAACGTGATTTTCTCTATGCTGAAGATTGCTGCGAAGCACTTGAAACGGTAATGGAAAATTTCACTGATTTTACTCCAGAAGACAATCTTCATATTACTAGTTTTCACTATACGAAAATTAGAGATATTGCAAGTATGATCAATGGGCAGTTTTCTTTGATTGGAAATCATGATGTTATAGTTAAACCATCAGAAGAAAAGGATTCTGTTCAATTAGACAAAAGAAATCAAGCAGATACTTTTATTATGAAATGGTGGATGCCAAAAACATCTATTCAAGAAGGAATTTCAAAAGTCTTTAATGCGATGAAGGAGGAGTATGAGAGTAATTGATGTATTTCCTTTTTTCAATGAATTGGATATCTTAGAAATTAGATTGAATATTCTTGATCCTTATGTTGATTTCTTTATTTTAAGTGAAGCAACAAAAACATTTTCTGGTCTGGATAAACCACTTTACTATCAAGAAAATAAAGGCAGGTTTGAAAAGTTCAACCATAAAATCATTCACAACATTGTTGAGGATACAACATCACCAGAACTTCATCCATATCAAAGAGATGTTTTTCAAAAGGATAATATTAAGAATTGCATTTTACAAAATATATCTGATGAAGATGCAATTATT